CGCTTCACATGCTCCCTACACTTTTGCTATTCGGCTAGCGTCCATCTCCAGCCGAGCCGCATACCAAGCGGCACGCCATGCGCAACGACCCTCTTCGGGTCGACTACTTCGCGCTGGCGGGTAGCCCACCACCTCATCATCAGGTATTTCTCGTGAACAGACGTGTTCTCGATATTTTCTGATGGCAAGATGGACAGCACTCTGTACTCTCGACGCTGTAGCTTGTGATTGTTCCTGTGCCTTAGATGGGAATTATCCCGTCTCCAGGCATAGGTCTTGATCCCGAACTCAGTAGAGTCGTAGTACACAAATGGCACGGCTAGCTGACGGAATTTCTTCCGTCTGTGCCACTTCATTAGCGAGTATATGAGAAACGACCGCGTTGTGCGGAAGTTATGCTCTAAACACTCGTTTATGAGGCAGACTTGGGAGTAGATTTGTCCTGCACGCAACGTGCGACGGACATCCTTTATTCGATAGAACAAAGGAGTGACATCTTCACCTGAGAGGTAGAACTTACCACATGATTCACGGAAATTCTGTGAACCAGTGAAGGATTTCCTCTCATTCACCTCGAAACCGAAGTGAACAAGTAAAGCTTTGACAATGTATGTGACACGTGAGTCACAACATATGTCGTCACCGTATACCCCGATAGGCTGATAACGAGTAGCCATTTTACGATGGGTGATAGGAGAATCACTGATCCTCCATAACACATCGCGAACGTTACTCATCGTCAGCGGAACCGGTCTTTCGGTGACATGCCACCCAAAGTGGTGCAAACAATGTGCATAGACGCAGATTGCCGAAAAGATAAGGCACTGCGTCGGAAAGCACACTGCAGAACCCATCGGAGCAAACTTGTTGAGGGTTTTTAAGCCATCAGCAGTGTTGACGATTGGGTTCCTGGTTGCGAGCATAAAGATCTTCCACGAAGTCGGAAAGACTAAGCGGATGAGCTCAACACTCACACTATCAGAAGCAGCACTTAGGTCAAGAGTATCGATTGCGGCGGTGAAACTGCCGAAACGAGCTAACTCCTGATTATACGATTGATCTCTCAAGTGGATAAACCTCTTGAAAGGACTATCGCAGGTGGCACCGTCCATCATAGCGAACACGCCTTCCTGGAAGTACATGAGCCTCGCGGGTTCAGAACAAACCGAACGCGCGACTTTCAGGTTCTTCCTGGCAAAACGTAGCTCACTAGGGGGACGATCCGTTTCTTCCGTTATTGTCCAGGCCGACGGGTCAGGTAATGACGCATCGGGGCTGAACCCAGCCTCCTTCGACAGGCCAAAGTTAGCTAACAGGCCTGTGAAGAACGCACGGTCTAGTAGCCGATCATAAGCAATGCAGTAATGCTTTGCTATCGGACTCCTTCCAATTGGCTCTGCAACGTTCCCAGGCCCATGCTTGGGCCAGAATGGGTAGTCGTTTAGCTTTGGGAGGGTACTGAGGATGAGCCTCAAGTTCGATATATGAGTCTCATCAAACACTAGACCACCTAGCCTTCTTTCAACTTCCTGCCAGTCGCGAAAGGCGACTTTGTGAAACTCAGGATCATCGTATTCCAACTTTTTCCCAAAGGATAAGAAGGTATACAAATACCTGAACACAACAGGATCTCCGGACGAATAATAACGCACATATTCGAAGAACACTGGTGTGTCCTTCATGCGTTCTATCCAGTCTCCCGAGGGGGAGTCTGGGCCCATCAGCGTTGAACACGCTGAAAGTTCATGGGCAAGTTCGGAGAAACTCAGTACGGTCGACCTAAGGTCGGTCGTCAGACGAGTATAAAACTGTCTGTAAGCCCGTGAGGGCCTAGCTGAGCTAGTGATGGGGCTATCCGAAAGAAGCGCAATCCAGGCGGCAGCGAACAAGGCAACGCCTTGCTCGTTGACGCTAGACAGCGCATTGCCAATTCTTATCGCGCGACTATCCACGCTTAGGTGGAATTCGCCGCGGTCGGTTGGCAAACGTAGGTCATGAAGCATCGTTCTTCCGCCGAGCGGTACCACCGCTGCTAGTAAACTTGCAGCATGGATACGGTCGCTTTCCTAGGTACAATGCAAAAGCGCGGCCCGCGAGGGCTGCTCTATTCGCATAACGGCCTCGCTCATCTCGCGTCAAGGGCCGATGATCGTCGCCACGATGGCGAAGGTCAATGAGCCTCAAGACTTGAGTGAGACGAAGCAGGTACTGTAGGTTGGCGATGGCTATTTCGAAATCTGAAAAGGACGTGCCTAGTAAGGCATCAGCCTTCCGGTACGAAACCTTCTCCAGATTTTTGATATAGGCACCACCGAAACTCACCTCATTTCCATCTACACAGTAGAGGTAGGAAACTGAGAGTGGGCGGCGTGATTTGAGTGAAACATGTTTCGACATTGTCGATCTCCTATTAGGGTGCTTCAGAATCCGAAGAACTAGACTACCTTTGAGCTTCCGTAAAGGAGGCTGCTCAGATAGCCTGTGTTGCGAGCGCCAGCTGACTGAGACGCATAAAGGAAACTAAAACAGTTTCCGATAAAGTCGTCAAGATCAGCAAGCTCCACAGTGATGTCGATGGGCATGACAATGGCGAATTGTCCAGAGATGGGCTTTTTGACCACATTCCCTAAACCGTCGTCACTGGTTGC